CCTTAAACTTCCACTCGGGGAAATTCTCAAGCTGTTCAAGGTATGGTTCATTCCAATCCGCGTGTACGATGTCGAAGTTTCCGGCTTGCCATTGAGCCGCCATAGGCTCGGCCCGGCTCTCCTTGCTCCCGGTCTCGGGAACCGCGGTCACATCAAAACCGGAGAGCAGTTTTATATAGGACTGTGCCTGTTCCTTCCCGGCTTGGCCCGGGTCTTGAGGTAACCGGATCCGGATGCGTTTGAACTTCGCCCGGTCTGCCTGTGCTGTCAGGTAGATCGTCTTCCGGACATCCGCGGCACTCATCTGCTTGTTTATGACGTCCGCGATTATGTATCTGCCGTTCTTCCTTTTCCCGATCAGCACGCCCGCCGTGTAAGCTGCATCGCCGTTTTCCTCTTTCTCGGTCGCGGCTAAGTCCCAGCACCGCACCCATTGAAGGATGTCATCCGGGATAACCTCGAGTATGGACCCGAGCTGCGTCCGTTTGAAGAACAGCCCTGCGGAGGGTTTGATCTTCCAGTTGCCGTACAGGAGCCGTTCGCGCTCCACGACGGATAGGGCTTTCAAGTTTGCAAGGTAGCTCGGGTTGACCCGCAACAGCTCCTTGTTGTCATAGATGGACGACGCAATAAACGTGACAGACTTGGGCTCTTGCTTCTCCTCCGGGGTTTGAAGATCAAACTCCGCCCACAAATCCTGTTTCCGGTCGGCCCAGAAAAGCTGTTCATCACGACGAATGAACCACCGCTTGACCCCGCTTCGTTCTTGGATGGGATACCCGGTATCCGGGTCGATCCACCAATCGATGAACTCCGCCACCCATGAGTTTGCGTCCGGGTTGCAAGTCGCACGGACGAAGGGCTTCACACCGCAGGTACTACGGTTACGGGAGAGCATATAAAAGAACTCTGCCTTTGTAAAATGGGTGAGCTCATCCCAGCCAATTTCGGCTATCTGTGAGCCCTGCCACTTATGTACAGCATCATCCCGTTCGATGTGCGCAAACTTGATCTTACTAAGAATCCGCCCGTCTTTCCCACGAAACTGCCAAGCGCCATCCATTGTCTTTTTCTCGGCTCCGGGGATGCGCCCGTAGATTTTCTCGGCTTCATCCCACAAACCACCGGGCGCGAAGATCTGATTGTAGTTCTGACGGAATATCGTAGCAGTGAAACCCGGCTCATTCTTGTACCGGAGAAAGGTCAGAAGCAATCCGTAGGAGTTATGCGTGACGATGAAATCCTTCGTCACATACAATCCATCGGGGGAATCCAGCGTGATGCACTGGCACTCGGTCTCGCCGCACGACTCGATGGATTCTATCCGCCTCCGGGAAGTCCACCGGGAACCACTGTACACCGGAACGTAGATAGGCTCCCCCGAACCCAGAAGTTTGATCAGCTCTCGTGTCGTTTTTATCGCCCAATCCGAACGGTAGTAAACCTTCCACAGGTGTTCCGCTGTACACCGGGTACTGGCGTTCCCGTACAAGCTGACGCGATAAACCGGAACCACACCCTGCGGATGGACCTGAATAACTGTAGCACGAGAGCCGTCCGGAGCTAAAACCTGAACCCCGACGCGGATACTCCGCATCGGCCAGAAGCCATAAGGCGTCAGAACGGGCTCGTCAAGGGGCTGTGCCTTTCCACCGCCCGCGCTCCCGCCATAGATTGCAATATCAGCGCTCGTAGCGAGAAACCGCTCCTGCGGCCCCGGTTGCGGGCGAATGATTATGCTCTCACTGCTCGTTGTCTCGGTCGGGGTCTCCACCGGTTTCTTCGTCGGCATCTTCATCCTCATCCTTCTCGATCTCGGGCAGGTAGATCAACACATCGGACTTTTCGCTTACCTCAGCGTTCAGATTGACCTTCTCTTCCGGGTTGAAGCCAGCGGTATCCCGGACGAACTTCGCGGCGTTTACGTCGCCATTCGAAGCCCGAACGATCATAGCCGCTAAGATCGCATTCGCATAGAACATGTCGTCCTCCGCAAGACCGAGAGCCGCCATCTTATTACGGATGGTTGCTTGTGTCGCGGCGACATCCATGTTCAAGAACTCCTGCGCCAGCTTTTTCAGGTCGCGTTCTCGCTTGGCTTTCACAGCCGAGGCCTTTCCGCCCATTGATGCAATCTTGCGCCGTTCTTCCGGCGTGCGCTTATCAAGCGTGATTAAGGTTCCACCGTTGCGAGCACCTTTGCCCTTGCCCGCACCGGAGTTTTTATAAGGTCGTTTTGTTGCCATATCAATTCAAGCCTCCACAGAAAGGCGCTCGGTGAGCCGCCTTTTTGTGGCCGTTTGAATCGTCGCCTGTGAGCGCCGTGGAGCGCTTGTGGCGAGAGTTATGCTTGCCCACGAATCCTTGTTCCTCCGGAAGTTAATCCGCGTACAAACGGCTTCCCGGGAACCTCCGCTGGCCGGAAGAGGAACAAATAATTCAGACAAAAGGAAGGGCAGAACTTTGTGTAATGTATTCCGCAAATAACCCTTGATAATCTACCGGAGTAGAGGTAATATGTGCCTACCAAAAGGAACACACTGAATAAACGGAGGGCACAAAATGACAATCGTGAAGAAAACAGTCCGGGAGATCGAGAAGGAAATCGCCGCTGAACTTGCGGCCCTTGAAGCGGAAGGCTGGGCGATAGACGATTTCGAACGGCAGGACATTAGGGACAAGCACTACAAGGATAACGGATACGACCGCGATCCCTTCTACGAAGACGAAGACGAGGACGCCGAGCCTTACACCGCGCGGGTCCCCTACATGACGGCTAAGCTGGCCGAGGTCGGCATGAGCGAGCGGGACTTCTTCTGAGGAACCGAACCCGAAACCGGGGCAACCCGGTTTTTTCTTTGCGTTTCATGCTGGCAAAAGGAAAGAACCCTCGTTTCCTCGGGTTCTTCTTGGGCGTGCTTGTGCGGATCTTACCGCATCCGCAGTACCTGCTCGACGCGTTCCTTCGAACCGGAATCAACCGTACCGTTGCGGTTGATTACCAGCATGAACTTTGCGTCGATGCCGGGGAGCGCCATGTCGTAGTTGTAGCTGACGACCGCGGGGTCCTGTTGCATGCGGGTTAGTGCTTCTTCACAGAAGCCAACGGTCAGCGGGGTGGAGCCGCCAATGGTGGCCCCTTGATCCGCGAGGGTGCGGATGTGGGCGAGGGTGGAAGGGTTGAACGTCATGGTAGGTAACCTCCTGTCGGGGCAGAATTCAGCGGACCGTACCGGTTCTAACCACCCGGAGTTTGTAGACTTCCTCGAAGGTGGAGCCGGTAAGGTCGATGCGAAAGGCAAGCTCAATGGCTTGTTGTGCTTCGAAGCGGTTGTTCCCGCTGTGGCTGTATCTTTTCCCGTCCTTGGTAATGAAGGTGTAGATGGTGTTCTTCATGGGGTTTGGCCTCCGTTCGTTTACCGGTAATTGTAGAGGATGCACCGCAGGTATTCTTTAGACTCCGGAAAAGCGTAGGCCTGAACTCCGTGCCAGTTCAGAGCTTTCCGCATCCCGTCTTCAAAATCCTTTGCGCCCTCAACCACCGCGCCGCAGGAAACCAGCCAGTCACCGCTTATGCTTGACTGCCAAACCGTCACCCCGTAGCACCGTCCTGCGCAAGCGTAAGGAATTTCCCACCAGCTTTCGGTGCGCTTGATTGCAAGGAATCCTTGGTAGTTTACCGGGGTTCTGCGCGTGGTCTTCTTGACTGTGTTCTTCATGGGGTTTGGCCTCCGTTCTCTTTTTGTAGGAACATATTACCATACCCCGGGCGATTTATCAACCCAATCCGGCGTAATAAATTACACAATCATTCGGAGGACTACTTGTGTGTTTTACTCCTTTCCCTCCCGGCCATCAAATCCGCTGGAATGCTCCCGGATGGTCGTGATGATCTGCTCCACCTCTTTTTCGTCTATCCCGAGAGCTGCGAGCGCCTCCCTTGCCCCACACTCGGGGCAAATGGGCGTCTTGTTATCCGTCCGGGAAACCGCAGGAACTCCGTGGTAGGTCGTGCCGCAACGCGGACAAACCGCGGTTCGTCTGATCTCAGGCATCCTTCATCGCCTCCTTGTAACCTCTGTCCAACGCGCTCCAGAGGAACTGCTTGTTGAAGCCGAACTCGTCGTATCCAATCGCACAGGTGCGAACGTAGCTGTTGGTAGGAATCCCGACCGGTCTGCCCTCGGTCATGGTGTAAACAAAGGCCGTCACCGTTCTTGCCCGGTGCGTCCGGATCCCCC